CCCGCCCGCCGTGGTCGTCGCCCCAACCGGCGTGCAGGGGCCGCGCGGCAACACCGTCCTGACCGGCACCGGCGCACCCGGCCCCACGGTCGGTATCGACGGCGACTACTACATCGACAAGGCCGGCTACCCGACCACTGCCGTCTTCTACGGGCCGAAGGCTTCCGGGGCCTGGCCGGCCAGCGGCGTCAGCGTGGGCGGAGGCGGCGGCGGGGGCGGGGCGGGTGCTCTCCTTGCCGCGAACAACCTGGCCGACCTGGACGACGCTGCGACTGCCCGCGAAAACCTCGGGCTGGGGTCGTCCGCCACCGAGGATCTCCCGCCGTGGGTCTTCGACATCACCCGGTACGGGGCCGTGGGTGACGCGGTCATCGTGCACGACGGCCAGGTCAGCATCGGGGTGCCCACGCTCACGTGCGCCACCAGCGGCCGGTTCCACGCCGGCCTGGTCGGTAAGTCGGTCCTGGTGCAGGGTGCGGGAACATTTGGTGTCACCGCATTCAGGACGACGTTCACCACCTACAACAGCTCGACCAGCATGGGCCTGGCCGACTCCCCGCCGACCAGCATCAGTAACGCGGTCGCCGTCTTCGGCACGAACAACTACACCGCGATCCGTGACGCCAACGCTGCCGCGCAGACGTACCTCGCGGCGGACCACACCCTGGCGGAGGTGTACAGCCCGCCAGGCGCGTACATCATTGACGGGCCGCTCGACACCAGCAAGAGCGGCAACGGGCAAGTTCCCTTCGGCCCCGACCCGACCACCGGCGTGAAGAAGATTCCCCACTACCGGGGGGCCGTGTCCGGCGCCGGGGTGCGCCACTGGGAACAGCAGGTGCCCCAGTACGGCGGCTCGTGCTGGATCAGCTTCGGCTTTTACTCGTCGACGTCTGCGCAGCTCACCGACCTCAATGCGAACGGGAACCCGGGCATCATCAGCGGCCCGAATGAGGGCACCGTCAACGGGCTCGCGTACGGCGCGAGCGGCCGGTTCAGCAACACCATGCCGATGATCACCGACATGGCGTTCCTGCTTCCGCACACCGCGTTCGGGATCACGTACGGCGCCTTCAACTTCTTCGGCTGCGCCAACGCGCACATCCGGAACGTTTCGATCAGCACGCTCGGTGTCGTCCCGGGCTCCGACTACTCCTCTCCCGGCGTCTTTGCCACAGGCCTGAGCATTGCCGCGCTCATGCCCGCCCCTGGCAACAATGACCTCTCCCTCGTGGAGAACTTGTCCATCCAGGGCGGCTTCACGTACGGGATCTTCTTCAGCGAGCACACCCTCATTGACCGGATCATGGTTCTGTACGCCTGGGCGGGCCTGTGCCCGGTCGGCAACTACGCCGGGAGCGGGGGCGCCGCGCATTCGATGCGGGTGCTGTCCGCATCGGTGGAGGCGTGCACCCACGAGGTCTACCTGATCGGCTACGGCGCCGAGGGTGTCGGGCCGCTCGTAGACATCGAGCTGTCGACCGAGTCGTCCACTCCCAACATCGACGGCAACTCGGTCGCGGCCCTGATGGCTGCGGCAGGGCAGCTTCGACTCACCGGCCTGTTCAGCGCGGCCGGCGTCAGCATCGCCCACCCGACGGGCATCGAGATCATCAACGGGCAGACGGCGCGCGCCATCAGCCGTAAGACCAGCTCGTTCGTGTGCAGCCCGCTCGATCGGACGCTGGTGTGCGACACGAGCGGGGGCGCGTTCACCGGCACCCTGCCGGACGCCGACGTGAACGCGGTGGAGTACGTCGTCAAGAACACCGGCAGCAACCCGCTCACGGTGGCGACGACGAACAGCCAGCTCATCTACACCAGCAGCAGCACCGGGGCGACCACTGCCACCGTCACCACCGGCCAGACCCTTCGCGTCCAGGCCCACTACAACGGCACGGCCTGGGGCTGGTACGCCGTCTGACCCGCCCCGCCACGGTCCGATGCCAGGCCGGGCAGTCCATCACCCTCACGCCCCTCGGAGCAGGCATGACCACCCCCGAATTTGTACCCGTCCCCGTGAGTTCGGTGCCCGCCTGCGCGCTGTGCGGCGGAGACGCGGTCGTGAACTGGCTGAGGCGCCCCACCGAGGCGGAGGTCGCCGCCGTGGTCGCCGCAGAGGAGAGCCGCCGCGAGCAGGTGCTCCTCCTCGCCGACAAGGATCTTCCCGCGCCCGTGTTCGGGCCGCTGCCGACCGGGGAGGGCATGACCCGATCCGTGTACGCCTGCGCGATGCACGCGCTCGACCTCGAGGCGGCCGCCCTGATCCACGCCAACACGTGCACGGCACCGAACCCGGCGTACCTGCCGGGCTGTGACTGCACGCCCGAAGCCCCGACGCCCGAACCGGGCCTGGACACCGCCCCTGCCGTTCAGCTGCCCGACACGTGGATCAGCGGCTGATGTGCGAGTACCTGCAACCCCTCGCAGTAGATAGGAGGCACAGCCACGATGGGCCTCCGCGACCGTCTCTCTAAGGTCTTCGGTAACCGGCCGCCCGCCGACATGGCGGCCGCCGAGGAAGCAGCTGGGATGACCCCCGAGTCGCCGTTCTCGCCGGGCCAGCCGATCGGCCCGTACGACGGTTTCTCGCGGCAGCCCCGCAGCCACGACTTCGTCACCGGGTACAACATCGCGGCCCGCCCGAAGTCGCACGAGCGCGTCAGCTTCTCCACGCTGCGCGGCATGGTCGAGGCGTACGACGTGGCGCAGATGTGCATCTGGCACCGGATCGACTCGATCCGTGCCCTCGAGTGGTCCCTTGTGCCAGCGCGCGGGTTCCGTGGGGATGCCGACGCGGCGATCGACCAGGGCATGGCGGTGCTGGAGAAGCCGGACCGGCAGACCCCGTTTGCGAACTGGCTGGCGAAGTGGCTGTACGACGTGCTCGCGTTTGACGCGGGCACCCTGTATCGGCTGCGTAACCGGGGCGGCAGGGTCATCGGGCTGCGGCCGGTGGACGGCACCACGATTGCTCCGCTGCTGGACTACTGGGGCAACATCCCCGAGGCCCCGACCGAGGGGTACGTGCAGTACGTCAACGGGCTGCCGTGGAACTGGCTCACTCGCGACGACCTGGTGTACGAGCCGTTCAGGCCGCGCACGAACAGCCCGTACGGTGTCGCCCCCCTCGAAACGATCTTGCTGAATGCGAACACGGACCTCCGCTTCCAGCAGTACTTTCTCCAGCGCTTCACCGAGGGGAACATCCCGGAGGCGTTCGCGTCGGCGCCCGAGACGTGGACACCTGACCAGATCGAAGAGTTCCAGGGCTACTGGGATCAGCTCCTCCTCGGCGACCAGGCCGCCAAGCACCAGATCAAGTGGATCCCTGGCGGGTCCACGATCGCCTGGTCCAACGAGAAGAACTTCGACGACGGATTCTCCCTGTTCCTGATGCGGAAGACGTGCGCGGCGTACCACATCGTGCCCGCCGACTTGGGCTTCACGGAGAACGTCAACCGCAGCGCGGGCGAGACTCAGGCGGACGTGCAGCACCGCGTGGGAGATCTGCCGCTCATCGCCTACATCCAGGGCGTGCTGACGCACTTCCTGCGCCACGACCTCGGCTTGCCGATCCAGTTCCTGTTCGACACCGGGCAGGAGAAGGAGGACCGGTTGCAGATGGCGCAGGCCTGGCAGATCTACATCCAGTCCGGCATGGCGTCCCCCGACGAGGGCCGTGAACAACTCCTGGGCCTGCCCGGGGACCCGCAGCGTCCGACGCCCCGGTTCTTTTCCACGCCCCGGCTCGGGCCGGTGCCGCTGCTGTCGATCGAAGGCGTGGGCGGCAAGATCGATCCGGAGACGTTCGGCCCGGCCGGCGACCAGCCCGCCCTGCCGCAGCCTGTCGTTCCGGCGCCCGGGGTCCTCCCGGCCCCGGGCACGGCGGAGGCGGCAGCCTCCGACCAGGCTGCAGAGGCCTACCAGGACACCGCGCGGGAGACCGCCGCGGTGGCCAAGGAGGCCGCGGCGACGGCGGGCATCACCACCGCAACCGGCATCACCAGCTATGACCTGGTCGGCCAGGACGACGACGAGGAGGAGACGCCAGCCGAGGAGCAGGTACAGGCCGCGAAGGCTGAGCGGGTCGCGTTCCGACGGTTCGCGAAGGCGCGCCGCCGCTCGGGCGCATGGCGGGACTTCGAGTTCCGACACGTCGACCCGCGCACCGCCCGCCGTCTCAACCAGGCGGGCCACGTCACGCTCCGCAAGGACGCCGGCGAGATAGCCGTAGCCGGGCTCGCGGTCCGGGCGTCCGACACCGGGCGCGTCCTCATGCTCCAGCGCGCATTGGATCCGACGGACCCGGCAGCCGGCATGTGGGAGTTCCCCGGTGGCCACCTGGAAGGCGACGAGCGGCCGTTCACCGCGGCCGCCCGTGAATGGTCCGAAGAGACCGGCATGATCCTGCCGTTCCTTCCGGAGTTCGTTGCCGCGCACGCCTTCGGCAACGGCCCGTCATGGACGAATGGCATCTACCAGGGCTTCGTGTACGAGATCCCGTCCGAGGCCACGCTGGACATCGGCGAGCGGGAAGCAGTCAGTAACCCGGACGACCCTGACGGCGACCTGGTCGAAGCCATTGCCTGGTGGGATCCGGCGCAGCTGCCCGGGAACCCGGCCGTACGACGCGAGCTGCTGGATTCCCTCGGTGGCGTGCTGCGCGTCGTCGCTCCGTGCGCTTGCTGCAAAGGGCTGGGCGAGCACTCGAACGGGTGCGAGTGCATGCATTGCGACGCCTCCGGTACGGCCATCGGCGGATCCGGCCCGGTGCCCTGCGCAGGGGCCCTGGACGGCTTCGTGGACGTTTCTGTCACGCCCGACGGTGTGTATGAGGCGACGTGCCCGTGCGGCACTCCAGCCGTGTACGACGACCTCGACGGCTGGCAGCACGCGGACGGTTCGACGGGCCACGAGGACGACCTCGAGTCTGTCGTCGAAAAGATGTGGGCCGTGACGTGGGCGCTGCCTGCGGGTCAGACCTACAGCAGTCACGCGTTCCGCTTCTCGGGCCTGTTTGGGAAGAACCCGTGCTGGTACTGCGGGACGGGACGCAGAGACCCGAAGCACGAGGCCTTCGAACCGGATCTGCTGAAGGCGGCCCGCCCAAAAGGTGAGGGCGCTGACGGAGAGTCGGCCGGCCGGTGGCCCGGATGGCAGATGGACCTTACGGCCGTCGCCTACTGGGCACCTCGGATCGCCGCCGCGTTCCGTGGCGCCCTCACCCCTCGCCAGATCGTCGACCTTTGGCTGGCGCTGAAGCCGAGTTCCCCGGCCGCCCGCAAGGCGGATCGGATCCGGGACCTCAACGGGCAGGCCCGCTCGTGGCTGGAGCACAACGTGCCAGGGCTGGCGACCGCGTTGAAGGACACGCTCGGCAGTGTGTACCTCGATGGCTATGTCATCGGCGTGCTGGCGGCCGAGGCCCTGGTAGCGGCGGCCGCCGCAGTCGTCGACTGGGGTGGCTGGACGCCGGGCGACGCGAACGCTGCCCGGCTGCTGCTTGGCCGTAGCGGGACCGGCGACGGCCTGGAGAGCCTGCTGAACGACAGCGGGGTCACCATCCGGTCCGTTGCCGCGGGCCGGCTCGACGCCGTTGGTCGGGTCCTGGCCGAAGGCGTCGAGAACGGCGACAGTCCGGCGACGATCGCCGAGGCGATCGAGGGCGAGCTCACGGATCCGTCCCGCGCCGAGATGATCGCCACGACCGAGCTCGCTCGGGCGATGTCGGCGGCCAGCCTTGGCACGTACCTCGCCAACGGCATTGAGGCCGTCGAGTGGATCAGCGCCGGGGACGGGCGTGTCTGCAACCCGTGCCAGATCAACGTGGAGGCCGGCCCGCGACGCCCGGGGAGCTTCTTCCCCTCCGGAGAGTCCGCGCCGCCCGGGCACCCCTGGTGCCGGTGCGCCCTCGTACCTGTGACAGGAGGAACCTGATGCCTGACGAGCAGCGCTACGTGCTCGGTGCC